TGGCGGCTACGTCGACGTCTCAGAGGCCTCACTCGATTGGACATCGCCCGAGGTGCTGCAGGGTCTGATCGAGGACATGGCCAAAAAGTACGCGCTCGCCACGGACAATGCGGCGGCGGACGCGCTGCTGGCTGGCACCTCGCAGACGACCGGCAACGTCGCCCCGACCGACCCGGCGGACTGGATCGCCAAGGTGTACGCCTGCGCGAACACGATCCTGCACAACGGCTACTACCTGCCCGACCACCTCTTCGTCAGCGGTGACGTGTTCGCGCAACTGGGCCAACTCGTCGACAGTCAGGATCGTCCGCTTTTCCCGCAGGTCGGGCCGATGAACGCGTTCGGTTCCATCACTCCGGGAAGCCGCGAAGCCACCGTGTTCGGTCTGCGTCTGGTGGTGGACACCAACTTCGCCGCTAAGACCACCATCGTCGGCGCCGCCGCCACCGGAGCGTTCCGCGTCTACGAACAGCAGAAGGGCACCATCAGCATCGACAACCCGTCAACGCTGTCGCGCACGATCGCCTTCCGAGGGTACTTCGCCCCCAAGATGATCGACGCAAACCAGTTCATGAAGATCCCGCAGGCCTGACGCACAGCAACGCAGAGACGAGGGTCTGAGTCATGGCTACGTTCGCAGTCACAGAGCACATGAGGCTCGACGACTACGCCGTGATTCAGACCCTCGAGGCCACCGACATCGGCATCGGCCAGTCAATCACCCTGTCCGACCTCGGGCACGGCCTCAACGGCACACACACCGTCGTCGCCATCCCGACCGCACTGTTCATCGGCGTGTCCGACGAGGGCGACCTGCAGTTCAACTACGACGCAATCATCCCGAATCAGATCCTGTTCTACGACGCCGGGGAAGATCTCGCCCGGTCGGCCGTCATCCCGAACGGCACCCTCACGTGGACGATCACGTGCACGTGGACCACGTCGGCGAACGTGACTGAGTTCCTCGGAATCTCGGCCGCGACCGCCAACGACACCGCGTACATCGCGACATGCGTGTCGGCCGCCAACGCCTACTGCTTCCGAGCCCGCCAGCAAGCCGGGTACCACGACGCGCCGGGCACCAGCCCCAGCGGCGACGTCACCCTCGGCACCACCCTCTACGCCGCGTCGCTCTACCGGGAGCGCGGATCGGTGGACTCGTTCGCCTCGTTCTCCGACATGGCGATCAACCAGCCGACCGGCCTCACCATGGGCAGGATCAAGCAACTCCTCGGCGTCCGCCGTAGTCAGGTGGCGTGAGTTGTGGCCGGATCTGGCATCTTCGTCGACGCGACCACTGCGCTCGTCAACGCGCTCACCGCGCTCGGTGTCGCCCCGGTGCAGGATCCCCGCAACGCCCGCCCCATGTCCGTGTTCGTTGAGCCCCCGTCCTTCGACAACTTCAACGCCGGGTTCGTCAACGCCGTCGCCGACCTCACGTTCACGATCCGAGTCTTGGGCGCTCCACCCGGCAACCAAGACTCGACGGACTGGATCCTGACCACCGTGGACACCATCCTCAACTCCAACGTGGTGTTCACGTCCGGCCGGCCGACCGTCGCCGTCATCGGCAACCAAGAACTCCCCGCCTACGACCTCACAGTGAGAATGAGCGCCCGCCGCTCCTGAACAGAAAGACAACCATGGCCACCACCACCTTCCTCGGAAACGCCACGATCAACCTGACCGTCGGCGCCACCACAACCGACCTCACCGACAACTGCTCCAAGTGCGAGATCTCCCTCACCAAGGAGGCGCTCGAGACGACCGCGTTCGGCGGCACCGCCCGAGTGTTCACCGCCGGACTGGAGAACAACGAGGTCACCCTCACGCTGTTCAACTCGTACGGCGCGGGCGAGGTCGAGGCGATCCTCTACAGCGCGTGGGGCACCGCCGCGACGTTGGTGGTCTCCCCGTCGGGCACCACCGAGTCCGCGTCGAACCCCGAGTACACCATCACCAACTGCTACTTGGAGAAGATCACCCCGATCAACTCGGCCGTCGGCGAACTGTCGGTCGTCGAGGCCGTGTTCAAGGGCGGCTCCAGCGCTCGCGACATCACGGCCCCCTGATCCGGTACTGTCGTAGCGACACCGACCGACGGAGGACGCGATGCAACTGACGCTCAAGGTAGACCAAGGACAAGGCGAGTACGAGGTCAAGACGAACCTCTACGTCATCGTCACGTGGGAGCGGAAGTTCAAGCGCAAAGCGTCCGACATCCAGTCGTCCGGGATTGGCATGGAGGACCTCGCGTTCATGGCGTACGAGGCTTCCAAGTTGGCGGGCGTCACCATCCCCGCCATGTTCGACGACTTCATCAAGCGTCTCGTCACGCTCGAGGTCGTCGAGGGGGAGACTGCAAACCCTACCGGGGAGGCTTCCGACGGCAACTAGCCCAAGTGCTAGCGGCCACCGGATTCTGGCCTCCCGACATCCCATTCGACATTGACGATCTGGCCACAGTCGTCGAGGCAATCAACGAGGACAGGAAAGGAGGCCACAAGTGAGCGCGACGATGAGTCTGGACACGTACGGCCTCCAGCAAGCGTTGAAGAACCTCCAGAAGGTGGACCCGGCCGCCCGCCGGGCGCTTCTCAAGGACATCAAGAAGGCCGCCGACCCGCTCGTCACCGAGATCAACAGTCGCGTCCCCGGCACCCCGCCGTTGTCCGGGATGCGCCACAACGGTCGGACCGGCTGGAGCAACGTGAAGCGCGTCCAAGTGAGTCTCAACACCAAGAAGCCGCGACGCCGTGTCGACAAGCCCGGCTTCGACCAAGTGTCGGTCGTCCGCATCATCACCAAGGGCGCCCCGGTCGCGATCACCGACATGGCAGGCAAGGCCGGAGGCGCCAAGTCGCGAGCCCCGCAAGAACGGCGTCGCCCCAACTTCCCGGAAGCCCTCAACGGCCGCCTCGGAGAAGCGTCCCGGTTCATGTGGCGCGACGTTGAGGTGCTCCAACGGCAAGCCGAGAACGCCCTCCGACCCATCATTGACAAGGTGATGGCCGACGCCCAGAAGGACTTTCGCTAGTGGCCATCTCCCTCCCCCTCGTCTCCGAATGGAACCCCTCCGGCGTCAACAAGGCGATCGCCGACTTCAAGAAACTGGAGGGCGCCGGAGCCAAGGCGTCGTTCGCGATCAAAAAGGCCGCCATCCCCGCGGCCGCCGCGCTCGGAGGTCTGGCCGTGGTCGGCGTGGACGCCGTGAAAGCGTTCGCCGAGGATGACGCCGCCGCCCAGAAACTGGCCACCACCCTCCAGAACGTCACCGGGGCGACCGAGCAACAAACCAACGCCGTCGAGGACTTCATCACCAAGACGTCCATCGCGGCCGCCGTCGCCGACGACGAACTCCGACCAGCCCTCGACTCCCTCGTCCGTGGCACCGGGGACATCGCCGAAGCCCAAGACCTCCTCGGTCTGGCGCTCGACATCTCGGCCGGCACCGGCAAGGACCTCGCCACCGTCTCCGACGCGCTCTCCAAGGCGTACAACGGCAACTACAAGGCCCTCAAGGCCCTCGACCCGCAACTCGCCGGGATCATCGCCAAGGGTGGCGACGCCGACATCCTGTTCGGCAACCTCGCCAACACGTTCGCCAACCAAGCGTCCAAGCAGGCGGGCACCGTCCAAGGGAAGTTCAAGAGCCTCTCGATTGCGCTCGGCGAGACCAAGGAGAGCATCGGCGCCGCCCTCCTCCCAATCGTCGAGAAACTGCTCCCCAAGTTGCAGTCCATGGGCAACTTCGTGCGCGACAACACCGGCCTCATCGTCAAGATCGGCGTCGTCATCGGCACCTTGGCCACCGCGATCCTCGCCCTCAACGCCGGGCTCACCGTCTACAACACCATCCAAGCGCTCACCGCCGCCCTCAACACGGCGCTCGCCACCACCTTCTCGGCGCTCTGGGTTGCTACCGGGGCGGTCGTCATCCTCGCCGTCGTCGCCGCGCTCGTCGCCCTCCAAGTCAAGTTCGACATCTTCGGCAAGACGATCCGAGGCATCAAGACCGCGTTC